TCACTATTTAATCCGCACCATATTATCCATTGTTCATCTGATTTATTTACTATTTCAGCACATTTATCAATTCTTATTTTTATAGTTTCTTTTTTTACTTGTCTTTGATCTTCTAAAGTGGAAGCTTTATAATCAAATAATTTATTTTTACTTGAATTTAATTTTATATTTGTAGGTATAGTTATTTGTTTTATATTTAATTTAGGTAAATTATAACCTTCATCTGAAAATCCTATATCAGAAGGTTTTCTAATCATAACAGCCCAGGAACAAATCCATTTCCAAAAATCTTCTTCCGCATGTCCTTTTAGTTTCCATTGAGAAGTATGACCAGCATCATGAAAAAAGTATTTAGCTAACATTTCAGTATAAGTCATGATACCTAAAAACTCAGAATGATTTCCTAATTCCATAAAATCATTAGGTGATGGAGTAGCAGTACAAGCTAATCTATATTTAACATTATTAAATTTATTTATTATTAAGTTTCTAGTTTTTCCATCAAATGATTTAATTATACTCGATTCATCAATAACTATTCCTATATAATTATCAGGATTAAATTTATCCAGCATTTCATAATTAGTAATAGTTATTTTATCTTTTACTTTTCCATCTCTAGATTGAGCTTCATGTTTAAAATGAAATTTATTACCTTCCCTTAAAGTTTGATATGAAACTGATAATGGTGTAACTATTAAAATATTTCCATTTGTTTCTTTTACTATAGCATCTGCCCAAGCTAATTGCATTAAAGTTTTACCTAAACCACAATCGGCAAATATAGCAGCTTTTCCTTTTTGTAAAGCCCATTCTACTATAGCTTTTTGAAAAGGAAATAAATATTTATTTAATTTATTTGGTTTAAATCCTACTCCTATAAATTCGCTATTTTTACTTTTAAGGAAATCATTATAAGAATTCATTTTACATCCTTTATATTATTATACATTCTTTCTAATATATTTTTTACTTTTTACTTCATTTTGTATAGAACTATATCCATATACTTCTTTTTTCATTTTACTTTCTGTACAAGCTTTTCCTAAATCTAAACATTGCAAACAAACTACTTGATCACTGACTGCCCTCCCTTCTCTTATTTCCATTAAACCTAATCTAATTATATTATTTTCTTTTTCTTGATTAGTTGCATTTAAACTAACTGCCATAGTAACATGATTTATTTTTCTTATATCTTCTGAAGCATGTTTAGTTTTTATATCAGTATCAAAAGTACTTTTTTCTGTATGACTTGCGGTAATAATAGCTATTTTTCTTTCATTAGCAAAATCTCTCAAACCTTTCCAAATATTATTAATTATTTGTCGATTATCATTATTTTTAAATCCTTTAGAAGGTTCCATATAATCGGCATAATCAATAATAATACAATCAGGAATAAAGTTTTCATAATAATATAAATTATCACAAGTACTTTTTATCATTTCCACAGTAGCTCCAACCATAGGAATTATTTTTATTCTTCCTTTTCTATATAACCTTCTTAATTTTTTTTGAAATAAATCTATTTTACTAATATCAAATCCTTTTTTATGGTTTTTTTCTTGTACTATTTTATATAAATTACTTTCTTCATCATATTCAAAATAAGCTGATTTTATATCTCTATTATATAAAGGATATCCTGTTATAGATGGCCAAGCTCTTTTTATAATTTCCGTTTCTGTCATTTCTAAAGGAATATAAATAACTTTACACCCTTGTGACATTGCTACTTCTGCACTATACCATAACCAAAATGATTTTCCTCTTTTAGCTGGACCAAAGAAACTAACAAAATCCCCTCTAGAAATAGGTTGAATAATTTTCCCTAAATCTCCTGGAAACTTTATTATTATAGAATTTTCAATAGTTAAAGCTTCTAATATTTTATTATTATCGTGTAGTAAATCAACTCCTTGCCCTGTTGGTTTTTCTATTCTTTTATATTGAGATATAATAGTATCTATTTTATCTCCATTATTAATTAATATAGCATCTTCTAATTCTTCTTTTACTAATTCTCCTGATCTTACTTTTAAATAATTTTTAGCTTCATCTATTAAAAAATCTATATTAGTTTCTTCTGTAATTTCTTCATAATTTTTACTTAAATTAGTTAAAAATAATTTAATATTATCATTATCAGAATCATTATTTTCTTTTTCTAAAGTTTTATATTTAGATATATATAAATCTTGGATATTCTTTTTAGGAGCACATTTATATTGTTCATAATATTCTAAAATCCAAGATGCTATAGTTTTAGAATATTTTCCTTTTAAATATTTAATTCTAAAAATAGGTATTATTTCTGTTAAATACCTATCATCTACTATCATATAAGTAATGATATTTTTTTCTTCATTTAACTTTATTGTTTCTCTTTTCATATTTTAATTATTTTTCCATTATAAACTAAAGATGCTTTTTGTGCTGTTTTTTCTGAAATGTATTTATGAGCTTTATTTTTACTTAATGTTAGTATTACTCCATCCCATCCTTTTTTATAAGAAAAAACTTTATAAATAAAACAAGTAATATGTTTATTAGAAGAAAATATCTGTTTTTTTATTTCTATAATATATTTTATTTTCATATAGATATTATATAGTATCTTTATTATTTTTTACTAATTTTTTTACTAAATTAGTATAATTAAATATTTCATCATTATTTTTATTATCCAATAATTTACCAACTATTTCTTGTTTAATATTTATCATTTTTATTATGTCCTTTTCGATAGTATTGGGGGCTATTAAATAGTAAGCAAATACTGAATCTGCTTTTTGACTAATTCTATGTACTCTATCTTCTAATTGGTAGTGATCTGCTGGAGTCCATGCAAATTCTACTGTACAAGTAGCATTAGCAGCTGTTAAAGTTAATCCTGGAACAGTTAATATTTGGCATATTATTAATTTTATTTTTTTATTATTTTGAAAATTATTTATAGCTTCATTTCTTTTTTCTCCTGTAATAGAACCATCAATATAAATACTATCTTTTTTAAAATAATTATATAAATCATTTAAAGTATTTTTATGGTAAGTTGCTACAACTAATTTATTATCAGATTTAATATAATCTTCTATCCATTTTATAACATTGTTTCTTTTACTTAAATAAGCCAATTGTTTTAATCTATCTATATTTTGTTGAATTTCTAATCCTTTATTTATATGATCATTAGCCCATAATATAAATTGTTTTGTAGCTTTCTTATAATTTTCTAAAGCGACTTTATCAGTTTCTAAAGGAATTATTATTCTTTGTTTTGGAGGAAGATCTTTTAAAACTTCATCTTTTACTCTTCTTAACATTAATGGATTAATTAATTCTTGTAGTTTATTTAAATTAGTAGCTCCATTAAAAGTCCAGCCAAATCCATTATATTTAGGTCCACAAAAAGTATGTAAATATTTCCATCTATTATTAAATATATTTGAATTAAGTAAATTAAGTATACTAAAAAATTCAGCTGGTTTATTTTTTATAGGAGTTCCAGATAAACCTATTATTTTCATAGAAGGATTTAATTTTTTTAATGTATGTATAGCTTTAGTTCTTATTGCTTTATTATTAGATATATTTTGGCATTCATCAAGAATTAAAAGTTTTATATTTAAGGAAGCTAATTTAAAAATCCAAGAAGTATTATTTAAAGTTTTTTTATTATTTACTTTTATTTCTTGTGCTAAAACATCATAATTAATTATATAAAATGGATAATTAATAATAGGAGTATATTTTTTTCCATATAATATTAAAGCTTCTTCATTATTCCATTCTTTTATTTCTTTTTGCCAATTCATTTTTATAGTAGCTGGACAAACTATTAAAACTGATCTAATTTCTGGATTTATAAATGTATAACCTAAAGCTTGTATAGTTTTACCTAATCCCATTTCATCAGCAAGTAATCCAATCCCATCTACTGAATCTAACCAAGAGATTCCTTTTTTTTGAAAGTTATATAATTTATTTTTCATATAATTTAAGTACATCACAAAAACAAGCTATAGCATCTAATTGTTGAGATTCAAAAATTATTTCTTTCTTTTCATTATCAACTATAACTCTAGTAATATAATCATTATCTTTTACAACATAAATTATATATTTATTTAATAATTTACAATATTTTATAGTGTTATAATCTATCCACCATTTTATACCTTTTTCATTTATAAAATCAGGTTCTTGATTTTCCCACCAGAGTAAAGTATTTTTTATTGTTTTATTAATATTATTATTTTCTTTATTCATTATATTTGTATTTTATTTATTCCAGGATTTAACACTTTAAAATCTTCATTTTTAGGAATAGGACAATTTTTAAGCCATTTTATATTTTTTATTTCCCAAAAAACATAAGTATTTTTTAATCTAATATTATCAAATATATTTAATCGTAATGATTTATATTCTAATTGATTTTCTATTATTTTTTCTGATAAATTATAAAAAAAATCAATATCTTTCTCTTCATGAATAGTAAAAGTTATACCATCTGATAAAATAATAATTCTAATCAAATAATCAATATTACTAGAATAAGCAGTATATATAAAAATAGGAGATTCGCAAGCCATTCTAATTTTTTTAATTAATTTAATTA